CATAAGACTAATGTAGTTATTATATAATTGTAAATAAATTATTAGTATATGATTTATAATTAATATTATAATTAAAGAATGTAACATAAGTTATTTATTTATCTATTATAATAATGAGGAAGTCTATCGAATTGTTTTGTCGTAAGAGCATAGCTTATACGGAACACTACATATCCTCCTATTACTGCTCACATTGTAGCTAGTCATAAAGAATATAAAGCAAGGTTAGCATTAGATGCTGCTATAAATTGTAACATAATATATCTAATTAAAGATTAAGATATATTTATTTTTGTTTAAAGATGATGTCATGAATTCTTATTAGTACACTTTGTTGTGTAGTTAATAAGGTGCATTGTATTAATTCATTAGGACAATTACATTGTTGTAATAAATGAATTGATTTCTCTGGTGTCTGAATTGTTTTAAGTAGTACTCAGTCTAGAGTTGTTGCTATTAGTGTTGACATTGTCGTGCTATTTATAGATTAATTAAGGTGAGTTGTCATCATAGTAATAGGCTAACATTATATTTATGTTAGCCTATTATCCTGTGGTATATTAGATATCAAAAGTCATTTGAGTTTTCTCTGCTGCCTTAATAATTGGTTTAGCTTTTTCTTCTTGATTATCAGATTCTTCCATACCATATTCTTGAATAAGATCTTTGTAATCTGTTTCCATTAAGTCTGCTTTAGCAGCTCAGAATTCTGCAGCTCTTTGATATACAAAGCGTTTTAATTCTATTCAATCTTTGAACTGAAATTCTTTTTGTGATTTTGCTTTAAGGAATATCTTAGGTCAGTTGTATTTAGCAAAACGTCCAAAGAATATAGAGTCAATAAATATTTTATATTCAGTTCTTATTGTACCAGTTGCAGATACTTTTATTACTGGCATTGAGTACTTAATATTAACAGCGTACTTAATCTCTTGAGATTCTTTATCTTTAAAGTTAATATCAGTATCAAGAGAGTATTGTTTTACAGGAGCTACTTCTTCTTCAGAAGCTACTTCTTCAGTTGGTGCAATCACTTCTGTTTCTGGAACATCTGGAGTTGCGATAGTAGCTACTGTTTCTTTTACATCATTTGATGTATGCCTTTTAGACTTATTAGTCATAATAAAAAAGATTAATATATAAATGTCTAATCTAAAAACTAGACTGAGTTAACCTAAACAGTTACTCAATAATAAATGATAGCGTATTATAAGTAGCACAATAAAAGGTAGACCAAAATGGACTACCCTTATTGATGAACTTCCCGAAGAGGATATGTTATTTTTTAATCTTGTTACAGTGATCAAGTCTGTACTTAAGATTCTTACGAGCTAGATTTGATACTACCTCTTCAACTATCGGAGATTGTTTTGGTCTTCACATATGCATATGTGTTAAAAAGTATTGACGGATAACTAATATGTTATCTCATATATAATGATAACGTATTATAAAGAGTTGTCAAGATTAAAGGCACACCTTATATGGTATGCCTTTAAAGGTTAAAGTATTATACAGGTTATATATTGAATTTCTCTAGTGTTTCAATTTCATATGTGTTCATATGATACGAAGGGGCTTAGTATAACTTTTTTTATTTTTATTCATGATTTTCAAAGTATATCTTTAGTTTTTATTATATAGTTTGCTAAGTCTGATTGTCTAACTGTTTTAGTTAAAGGTAATTTATATTTTGATTCCATAATATTATGGGGATTAAGAAAGTATAACTGCTATGCAGTATGGAACTTGTTCTTTAGTTTCAACTCAGTTAGTTAGTATTGAATTTACTTTAATGTATGTTATAAGTTGAATGGATTTAATTCATTCAGGATTGTAGTTTGTTTTATCTATTAGTTTATCTAGCTCTTCTTTAAAGACATCTGCCTTTGATTCTAATGTTGTTACTCGCATATTATATTAATGGTTTTAAATAAATAAAGAGGATTAAATAGAATGCTATAAGTCATAGGTATATATGAAGTATAGCTAATAGCATCTTTTCTGTATATATCATATGGTATATAGTATTTCATATGATTAGTAGTAAGATGAGGTAGTATATTTTATCCATAAGAATGTTTGTTAAAAAATACTACACTAAATGATATCGTATTATAAGAAGGCGTCTCTATAGGTAGAGATGATTGTATAGCGAAGCACCACAAAAAAACTCCCACATATAGTGGGAGTTAGTTAATGGTTATTGTTTCTGGTTTGGATCTATTGTAAGTATTTAATTGTTATCATTGATAAGATGGTAACCATTAAAGTTATAACAATAAGATGTCTTCTTCTAATTGGAATTGGTTGGAAGTTAGAAAATATATATCCATGGTATGTAAGGTATAATATTGTTAAGAGTGCACCACTACACATTGGGTATAGTAGTGTAAATAATATAGGCTTCATGTTATTTAGGATTAGATAATAACACCTTCAATAATATCGTATTATAAGAAGGCACATGAAAAGCTTATTAACTTTTCGAAGTTACATATGATATAGTGTGAATTTTAAAAAGTTAATCTTTTATAGATGAGTTGTTATAAGCCTGCCGCGGAGGGTAGGATAAAGGTAAGTTATACTTAGTATAGGTATAATTGTCAATAGCATTTTGTCTATTCAAAAGTTTGCTTTAAACAAGCGATCGTTTTGCTAATGGTATATAATAGTAGACATTAATTTTTTTGATACTCTATTATAAATAAATAAGAATAAATAAAAGAGTGATCGCCTATAAGGGGTATATGAAAAAGATAATGTCTACTAATAGGGGGTGTTAAGAAAATCATCGCTTAAACAAGCCATCTTTGAATTTGATTTTTTAAATTAAGTTTGCTATTAGTATATAATAGTGTGACTTTGCTTTTGTTAAGCCACTTTTTTGAATAGACAATGAATTGATTTTCCTTTACATTGTTCTTTAAAAGTGTTATAATATAGTTTACTAAAAAATGTCATCGCTTAACAGTCAGACGTAAGGAAGTAATTTGACAAATTGAATTCTTTATGTCATGACTTTAGCGCTTGCCTCTGCTAAGGAAGACTGATTTTAGTGTGACTGCTTCTAGCAATTGTTAAAAATTTCAAGTTTTTTTTTACACAAAATCTATATAAATCTAGTATATTTTATATAAATTCTACAATAAAATAATAAGAGACCTTGATCTGCAGGGGGGATGTATTTTTAGGAAACCTTCCCGAAGAGGGGTAAGAGCTTGATCTGTTAGCCAAGAACTATGGTGGGCAGACCCGAAGAGGGGTTGACCCGTGTTGGATAGTACTCGTCAAAGGGACTCGAGTTGAAGTGTGGTTCTATTCTATAGTCGTCTGGGAAGAATACACAAAGACATCAGGAGTCGAGACGCAATTCCCCGTATGGACAGCAGTCCCCAAACAAGTTGGTTCCCTCCTAGCGTAGGATGTATCCTACAACCTATTAAGATTTATTACTAAATACTTAAAGCAAAGCTGAGAGATATATATATTATATATAGTTAAGTTTAATAAGTTAAGTTTAATAAGTTAATATAATAATGAATTTAAAAAAAAGAAAATGGTACCTATCCCCATAGGGTATACTCACGACATAGTCTTACTATATTGAGAAGCCCCATTAGGGGCAACTGATTATAGAAGGTATGTATATATATACTATAACAACAAGAAGAAAAAAAATAAAAATAAATATAAATAAATAAACGTAGAAAAAATAGAACAGAGCGAGCGGAGCGAGCGAGAGAAAAGGGGGTAGGTGTATACCCAAGGGTGGTATAGAGGAGAGGAACTAGCCAAAATGCGAGAGGCATTGGATTTTCTCTACAAGCAGTTTTTAAAAATGATAGGCATTGGATTTTCTCTACAAGCAGTTTTTGGATTCTTGTGGGATTTGTTTAAGTTTTCCTACAAGAGTTTTATATGCTTATATGCATATAAATTATAATAAAAAATATGCTTATATGCATAACATGAATAGTTTTTAATTGACAGTATAACTTTTCTGTATATACTATCCTTAGTTTCTAACAACAAACAAACAATGAATAAATTTATAGCATCTTTAATACCTTCTTTAGATTTTTGATACTTACAATACACTGGTAATAAAGCACATCTAAAGAAAACAATAGATCAGAACTGAGCAATGGAATGGTATAGCTATACTAAAGAATTTTTAGTAGAAGATACTATGTCTGTTTCTTTATTCTGACAAAAGATAACTAAAAAAATGTTATTTCTTAAACCTGAATTCACTGAATGATGTGAATCTATACAGGAAGAACTCAATAAAATATTAAAAACCTACAGTAAATGATGAATAATAAGTGATGAGTATTTTCAGATCCTTAATAAAATCTTCAGATCTACTGAAGCGGTACGCGTAGTACTTGAGTGATGAGCTGAAATATATGGTTTTATAAAAAGGTGAAATGCAGATACGCCATTTTTCGGAAATGTAGATATCAAATTAGACGAACACGTACTTTCTGTAAATGTGGAACAGAACATTTTCGAATTAACGGAAGATGATTATCGCTATTCTAATGTAATGTTACTTTTAAAGGAAGTGACTGCAGGCTTTGTGTCCTTTAGAACACATTCTATAGTAACTCAATCATGACAAACATGGTCACAACAGAAATTTAAGATTGGTCAAGATATTAAAATACATGTAAAAGGGCAAACCATTATCTCTGTAGAAGCAAAAGAGACAGAATATGATATAGATAAAATAGAATGATGATGGACAATCTTTCATAAAGGTCTTGCTGTATGTCCGTCTGATGATTTTGTTCCTATTGTTACAGAGGAACAAAAAGATGGCTCATTGTTTATATACCTATACTGAGCATACACCCATATCTTAAGGAAGGTAATGTGATTCAATCCACAGACATGGCAGTTTAAATATCTAATGGAAGAAAAGCGTCTTAATACAGTGGCAGGATGTAGGCGTGCAGGTAAGACAATGCTCTCATCATACAAAATATTCAGAAGGATGTATAGAAATCCCTCTAATAAAAAGCATAGACATAGACAGCCAAAGCTGTTTTATCTTGCACCAAGTGAAGACAAGTTTAAGGCAGTGTTAGATTATATTGATGCTTCAACAGAAGCAATAAAGATATTAAAGATTCTAAAATACAACGTTAAAGATAAGCGTCTTCGTTTATTTGATGAGTATTTAGATAGAAACAGAAAGCCAATGTCAAGAGTAGTAGCAACATGTGACTTCGTATCAGCTAAATGATATGAACCTGCACGTTGAAACTGATCAGATGAAATCATTTGTGATGAGGCTGGGTTTATATCAGAAGATGTCTACCTTAATATATTACCAATCATTGAAAATGAACAGGCTGACTTCTATGCTATATCAACTATAGATTGGGAAACACCTAAACACTGGTTCTATGAAACGTTAACTGAATATGAACAGATGTGAGATGTTGATTGATTCGCAATGCGTGTTACAATAGACGATATTGATTCAAATATAATTAGTGAATCATCAAAAGAACGTATGAAACGTGCACTTAAGAATAATCCACAACGTTTTTATGCAGAGCTATATGCAACATTCCCTTCAATAAACAGTGTCTTCAATACTACACACCTATTCATTGTACCAAACGAACACTTGACACCTACTGAAGTTATCATTTGATATGATCCAGCTAAGAGATCAGACTTTTGATGAGTAGTTATATGAGAGATTTATGATACAGATGAATGAAAGATCATGCATATCGTTGATGAATTCAGAATACAGGGGGACTATCACCCATATCAAAAGGATTTCTTAATGAATTTAAAGTCATCATATATAAATCAGTGAGTAAAAGTTAATATGATCATGGACGCGACATCTGCATGAGATGTAGTAGCTGAGATAATGGGTAACTTAGTCGATGTAAAAGTATGGTATACTGGTACATCCACTCGTCCAGAGATAGATAAGTACTGATGTTGGAAATATGCTAAGAAGAATTTGGTTCATATGTTACAAATACTTATGGATACCAAAAGAGTTAAGGCATATACTCATCTAAAGTATTTAATCGAAGAGATGAGGAACTTTAAAATGATACATACATCTAGTGGTAATGTCAAGTATGAAGCTGTAACTTGACATGATGATATAGTAAACGCTGTAATGCTTTGTTGATTCTACTTTTGATTTATTCTTTGACAATTTTCAACAATTCAATATGATACAGACTTAGAACTACGTTCATATTATGACCAGTTTCAAAGGAATGATAATCTCTATAAATGAAATTATCAACGCATATCTTGATATGCTGAACCTGATACTAAAAGAATTTATACATTTTAACTTAATTTTATATGGCTGAAAAACGCAAACCTTGATTCATTGCTCCTACTCCAAATAATGAAATCAATTATAGATCTGAAGTACAACGTATATTACAGACTATTAAGACTTATTATGAGGATAACTTATGGACTAAATGGATAAATGCTTATAAAAACTATCTACTATATAAAATAGATAGACAGATGGAGATCGAAGATTTCCAAACAAACATTAAACTACCAGTAATTAAGATGTACATTGATGCAATGTGGACATGAATCTATGATAACAACTTAGATTTCCATGTTAGCTGACGTAATCAAGATGACCACAAGAATGCCGAGGCTGTTTTAAACTATACTCAATGGTGATTTGCTGTATCTAATTCAAGAAAACATTTAATGCAATCAATTAAAGAGGCATTAATACTATGAAATGGTTACGGTAAAATATGATTCATTAATAACATAGAGAAAATCTCATACAATAAATGAACAACTAAAGTTGAAAAGGAACGCAAAGAACAATACCCATATATCAAGTATGTCAGTGCATTCAATATTTTCCATGATCCAACTGTTGAATATGTTGAAGACTCTAGATATATAATCGAAAGAAAGATTATGTATAAAACAGATTTGTATAAACAGTATAATGTTTTTGTGCCTAATATAAAATCTATATTAGATAATAGAGAGGATTCACCATACTATTTCTTTGCTTATGATTTTAATAGAGTTAAATATATGGCATTCTGGAATAAGGATACTATAAAAAAGTTTATGCAGAATGGTGTTTTAACTGATGATTTCACAATCTTCTATAAAAACTATTTAACAATAGACTTTCAATGAGGTTATTCTGAAGTGATAGAATATTGGGAAGATAATAAGTTTGTTTTAATAGTTGATTGAATGGTTGTATATGAATGAGACAACCCACTTCCTATTAAAAAGAAACCATACTTTGAATTACACTACAATAAAATCCCATGAATACCATTTGGTCAATGAATGGCTACAGCACTTGAAGATATACAAGCTATGGCTGATACAATATTTAATTTAACTATTGACAATATTAAATTACAGGTTGCTCCTATGTTTCAGAAAATGAAATGATGAGATATCTTTGAAGTTTGAGAAAAGAAACTTTCATATGAACCATTTAAAGTTATTGAAACTAATACTCCTGATGCAATACAGCGTTTAAATTTATGAAGTCCAGATTTTTCTGGTACTAGTATGGTACAATTCTTAATGCAGATGTGAGAAATGAGTGAATGAATAAACTCATATGCAATCTGATATCAGAATAAAGTAGAGCGTTCAGCTACATGAGTATCTGCATTAGTACAATCCTTTAAAGCAAGACTATTACCATTGACAGAATCATTAAATTCAGCACTATCTAAGATAGCAGAGATGTGGGCAGTCATCTGAGTAGCAATATTACCAGAAGAAATATCTGTTAGAATATTAACAACAGATCAAAAGACTAGATTTGAAAAGATTACCATGGAAGATTTAATTGGTAAGTTCGATATTGAGTTTGATGCACAAGCATTAAAGACTGCAACTAGAGAAACTAGACGTAAACAGAATATGGATCTACTTACTCTTGCATCTCAAGCATGATTTGATCCAAATACGCAATCATACTTTGTTGATATGAAAGCTATATGGAAAGAAGTTCTTGATTCATTTGAAATGTCTTCTGATTGAATTATTATGAATGATAAACAAGTAGTAAAAAAACAAAATGATTTTAAAAAAGCTATTCAAAATTGACAAAAGACTTCATACAATCAAGCTCCACAGAACTTTAATGCTATTAATCCTGAACAATGATGAATAACTGCTGTTGAATGAGAATCATCTGAAGAGTGAACTTATCCAGATAGACCTGAATGACCACCAGAATCAGAAGTTCTTAAAGAGGCATACCAAAGTTTTTAGATAATTAATAATCCTAAACGCATATGAACGAAATAATATTTACATATGATACGACTCTTGAAAAATTTAAGAGTCATATCAATAATTATAGAGATAGAGATATAGAAAAGTTTATTGAAACATTATATATTTATATCGAAACAATATCTTGTCAAGAGATGAATCTTCGCATCCACACCTGAAAAGAAGTGGATCCATTATTCGAAAATGAAATGAAATGAGTTCTTAAATTAACACGTGTGTTAGAACAATTTTTAAAAAACTCTTGACAAATTAATAAAAACGTATAACTTAAGCTTGTAATTTTTAACAACATTACTTATGGATATTAGGGAAAGGAAAATTTTATCTCCTGATTTAGATATTTTCGGTGACGAAAACGAATCAGTTACGGGAACAGATTGAGAAGAAAGAGAGATGGAGGATTTAGATATTTTTGGTGGATTGTGAGATCAACCTACTGATGCTAAAGACGAAACTTCTACTGAAGACTCAACTGAAACAGATGCTACGACATCTGAGGGTGATACCAAAACAGAAACAAATGAGTGAGAGGACGAAGAAAAGACTGATGAAGAGCTAAAGCTCGATAAGCTTTTCGATGATGCTGAAGCTGAGGCTAAGCAAACATGAAACGTTGATCTCCAAAACATGATTGATGAATTAAGAAATCAATTGACTGATACTTTAGCTGATAATAAGATAAAGGATAAACAATTAGAAGTTCTTAATGAAAAACTTATGGGTAAGACATGAGAAGATACTTGAATGAGTATGTACAAATGACTTATTGATAAGCTTGAAGCTAATCCAAAGATACTCATGCTTGCTAAATTTTGGTGAGATGTTGAGAATCCTAAGATAAAACAAAAAATGGTGAACATTCTAGCAGATTCTCTATATGAGTTAACTGGTCAAGACGTATCAGATCTGATAGATCAATCACAGGCAGACAAAATCGTTGCTGCTACTGGATGAAGTTCCAGTTCTGAATCTCCTTCTTTTAAAGAAAAGAAAGAAGATACTGAAAATATGGACTATGAACAATCAATTAACGATTTATTTTAATAAATAATAACAAAAACACACTATGGCAAATCCTGCTACAGGGTCGACATATACCCTTGGGTGAGTATTGAATGAAATTCTAGATAAGAATATTAGATTATTCCCAATCTTATTCAAACAATTTGCACACATCCAATATGCATTCTTTGATGTTAAACAACTTGCTGGTCAAGGTGGTCTAACTCTAAAACCAAAAGAAATTCCTGGAATCGAATCATCTATTACAGTTGATGGGTTCTCAGTTAAATGGCTTGACTACTCATTATTCGATTTTAATTCTACAATTACTTCTACAAATGCTACTCTTTCAGTTAGTGCTGGTGATATTACTGCTGTAATTGGTGATACTTCTGGATACTCTGTTAATGATACAGTATACTGAGTTAAAGCTGCTACTGGTACTTCTGATGAATTCGACTGAATCGTTAAATCTATTACTAATAGTACTACTATGGTAATTACTTTAACTGCAGTTAATGGATCAACTACTATTCCTGCTACTATCGCTGTTCTTGCTGGTCAAGTAATAGAAAGAGGTTTCTGGAGACGTAATGATAATGATGAAATTCTAAGACCATCTGCTCTATATAACTACGTTGAGTATCAATCTTACGTTCAACACTTCTCAAGACGTATTGAATTTACTAAGGCTGAACTTAATAAAGAATATAGATACGAGATGGATGCTAAAAATGAAGCTCAAAAGAAATTTGAATACAATCTAGGTATCTTATTCCAAGAAGTTAACAAAGCTATCTATAAAGGTAAAAACGTTGCTCCTGGTGCTGGTGCTAATCAGAAACTAGAAATGCTTGGTCTTGAATCAATCTGTTCTTCTAAAGGTTCAATCATCTCTCTAGCTACTTCTACTGCTCCAGTAAAAGATCTATTTGCTCAACTTGAAATCGCATTCAAAACAGGTGCTATCATGACTAATGAACCAGTAATGCTTCTAGTTAATGACAGATTCCTTTCTGAACTTGCTAATTCTAATGCTGACAAGATCCGTTATACAAACAAATTCGTAGACCTATTGAAAATGGAAATCCCTACTATCTCTACAATCTTCGGTGAAGTAGAAATAATCAGAGATCCAATGCTAAACAGATTATACAATTACTCAGTTGCCTTTACTTTACCTAGATCTCTAGTTAAATTATGGGTAAGAGAAAATCAATCTTTTGAACCTAAAAAAGGTATCACTAGAGCTGATCAATCAGTAAGAATCTACCCAGTAATCCATAATCTTCGTGAAAAAGAACTATACGATCTTGAGTTCGAACTTGGTTTGATCGCTTGAGGTATATCTTCTACAGACTGTCCTTACAGAATGATTAAAGATTTCTCTTCTACTCCTTACTCTGTTTAATCGAAAACTACACTTACATGAATTTAATAAAAAGAGTCTTTCGGGACTCTTTTTATTTGACATTATTTATATATAAATATAATTGTAATGTGTTCGATGAACACATTTATATTTTTATTGTATACATATGGAAGAAAATACTAAGCCTGTGACTTATTCGCAAACATTAATTGTCTTTACTGATGGGACAGAAGAAAGATTATATACATCAGATTATTTTATTCAAGATAAACAATTTATAGTTTTTGATACTAGAACAACATATGTCACTATTGGATGAGATGTACTAAAAGAATCTTTTACTAAAGTTAAAATGCATATAGATAATATTGCATATATTAGAGTGTTTACTAAAACTAACTGCTCAGATTGATGTTCTGATAATAATCCAGATATGCGTATAAAATTTAAACAACACCCATCTCTTGATATAGATAATGTTAATTGTGTATATACTAATAACCCATTTCTAGTAATAGATTGAGTATATGATTTAACATTAATACCATTTAAAAATATTATCTCTCAAGAGTTTTTTAGAAAATGATTATTATAAAATTATTTGACATTATTTAAAAACCTATATAATGAGTATGACAATTAATAGATTGTCCGATGTGATTGTTTCTGGTCATATGCGTTGTTAGGGGGTAAGCCACATGATTTCGATCGTGTGGCTTATTTTATGTTGACAAATTAACAAAAGAACATATTATTACCATGTTTAATAATTAACAACAATACAATGATAGTTAAAGATTTTATTAATACTGTTTATTCATGACTCACTCAAAGAGGTGCAACATTATTTGTCTCTGAAGATGCTATGGTAAACTTTACAAACTATGCTTTGAATGATATATACTCGTATGAATGAAGATACTGGAGTTTTATGTATCAATCAGCAGAACAAATAGTTATACCTACCTGATTAACAGATACTAATTATACTCATACAACATCTGTTCCTATGGTTAGAGTTGTAAATATATATGACAAGAAATTAAATTATTCACTTAGTACTAAACAATTAGATATAAAACAGGTTAATTTAAACATAGAAGAATCATGACAATGTTTTTTCTTACCATTTAAAAAAATAATAACTGTATACAATAACGATTGTGAATGATACCAACTAGATTATATATGATGGTTTAATATTATATCAGATATAAATGCTACGTTACCAATCCCTGATTCATTTGTACATGCATTATATGATTTAACAATGGCATATATATTACCAGTATATGCACAATATGGTGAGAATAGAGAGAGCAACGTATACCAAAGGTGAATGGCTAAATTAAAAGATTTAGCAAAAGCAGATTCACTTGAAATAACTAAAGTAACATCTAACATTAAATAATATGGAATATTTTTTAGCTCCGTTATGACAGGACTTTAATAAAATCTATGCAGATGTTGTTAATAGTTCTATCATACCACCACCACATTATAGCTGACGCGTACCTCATACTTTTTTCTTTACAAAAAGATGAGGCTTTTCTGAGTTTGCATGAACTCAAACTTTTCATGAAATATATGATATAGTTGAAACAGGCGCAGATATATATTATCTATGAAGGATATGAACAGAAGTAAAAGTTTATAAGAATTCTACACAGATTTTTTCCTGAACATATGTAGCATGAGTTAATTATAAATTTTATTATATTAATTCTGTTAAATGAACTAAAGCGGAATCTTGAACATGAGCATCATGAGTTACAGTATGATCAGATGTTGTTATACAAGACTTAACTAAGTCATGGACTGTTAATGCGTATGCATGAAAATATGTTTATATTTATTCAGCAACAGCATGAACATGACAAATTATGAAGATAGATAGTAATACCGCTACTAATTTAGTAGTAACTCAATCTTGATGGAAGACACCACCTACTTGAGCTAGTTATCATATATTCTCAGATTTCTGAGACACATTATCTTTTGTTTGACCTGATTATATATATACTATTCATACATCAGCTGATGTAATTAAAGTTCAATCTGTACCAAATGTAATAGATGCAATCTATTTTAAATGAAGAAACTATATTATTGATTCAGCTAAACATGTATATGTATGAGATCAATGATTCTTTGCATGATACTTTAATATAGATTCTTTAATATGAGCATTAGATGACGTAGTAAATATAATTGACTTCCAAGATTATGTACTTCTATTATGATTAAATCAAATTAAAGTTGTACAATCTGAGAATGTTGTTCTTACACAAACTTCAGGAACTTCAGTAGTAAAGGCGGTCTTTAAAATTGTATGAGTTACAACAGCTTTTTGATTATTTAATCAATCAAGTTTTGTTGTTTATAATCAGTGACTATACGTGTTTACTAAATTCAAACAGTTCTTATCAGTGTCTATAACATCAGTTTGAGTTGATAAATATTTTGTTGATACGAAGCCACAGGGTATTTATATACAAAAGTTTCTTGATACTATTACTACTACAGATAAAGTTAGAGTAGCAATCAATGATCAGAATATTATTTTTATAACTAATAACTGAACTATATCTAATATATATATTTATGATTTCATATATTTATGATGGCATAGATGGACGACTGTTCTAATTATTGGTTGATATAAAAATCTAAAATTTTTCTGAACAAAAATTTATGAGATTAGTAGTACAACATTTTTAGATTCATGATGATATGAATATGATCAAAATATTAAGATAATAGTATGAGAAGAAAACATATTCAACATGAAACGCTCTTTATTGACAAAGTTTTATATTTCTAAGAATACGTCATTAAACTGTGATGTAGTGTTTACAATAGAAGCATGATGAAAGATTGATACGTATACTAAATCTTTATGAGATTTATGATACTTACAATTTGCTGCTTGACTATATTGATGAACATCAAATACTTTAGGTAGTAATATATTATGATACTGAATGTTGGCTAATCAAAAGGCTTCTTTATCAAATATCATAGCTGATATATGTAATATTGAAATTCCAACTTGATTTTTTTACGAACTTCTTATAATTGAACTAAAGTGAGAATGAACTAATAAGGTAGAATTTGGATGAATGATGTCATGATATTCATTATTCGAACCTCAAGTTACTTCTTATCAAAATGTAATTTAATTTTAACCCATATTAACATGGCAACTTATTGACAACAAATTGAATCTATGTTTAATCAATACTCTAACCAATGAATTGATAAACAAGCGATCTATGATAAAGCAAAAGCAAAACTAGTATCTGAATGAAAGACAGATGCTATTAATGAGCTTGATAATTATTATAAACAATTCAATACTACACCTACTATTACATCTACACCAGCTTGAACAACTGGTTTTACACAGAATACTTCTACTTGAGCTATAAATGACTGGCTAGTAGACCCAAAAACTAAAAGTTATGCTACACAAATTGAAGAAGCAAAGAAAAAATATCCATGAAAATCTGATGCAGAGATAAAAACTGCTATAGAATCACGTATAAAATCTTCTAATTTATCTTGAGATGCTCTTGCTGCAGCAAATGCTGCATTAGCTCAGTCGTTTGGCGGAACTTGAGAAAATGCTTCCAAGGCTTCTTGAACATCTACTACATGAACACAAGAGGCTATTAAAGTAAGTGCTAGTGACAATATCAAATGAACTGATAATGATTTTACTGAGGCATTACAAAAACAAATTGATGCCATTAAGAAAGAATATGATGAGAAAATGAAGAATCAACAAGACTATACAAACAATATTATAAAAATGTATGATGCCAATAAGGCAGAGTTTGATGTAAAGTATTGAGATTTACGTAGTACAATTACTAAGATGGAACAGAGTGCTGATGAGTCTAGAAATGAGATTAAAAGTTTTATGGAATGAACATATGATGATGCAATGAAAAGAATTGCAACACAACAAGCTGGTAAGCATGCAGCTATTTCATGAAAACTAAGCTGAGCTTGACTATCTTCAGATATTATTAATAATGCTTTATCTGAAGCAGAGAATGATCCTAATACTATGGCTGCTATTGAAGCTCTTAAAGATAAACAAATTACTAATCTTACTGGTCTTCAAACTAATTATGGTAATTGGTTAAATCAAATTATGTCTAATAAGAATACTCTTACTAGTGCAGAAAAAGATTTAGCTGATGAAATAGTTAAAAAGAAAGAAGCCCTAGATCTTGAATTAAAGAATATTAAAGACACTAGTATTACTTCTATGTTTAAGCCTATTCAAGATTATTATGTTAAATCTACAGAATCTGTTACATGAGATCAAATTAAAAAAGAAAAAACTCAACAAGATATCAAAAGATATCAAGCTGCTACTCCTGAAGAGCGTAAAGATATTCTTTCTGATAAGTTATTTAATTACTCTCCTAGTATCGATAGAGCTCTTGTTACTGAGGATATAATGAGAGAAGCAATTGCTAAATGAAGTTTAATGGATGCTGTAGCATTTTTATCTACTAAGATAGTAGATAGAGCACAAGCAATTAAACTATGAGAAATTGCTGCACAATTATGAAAAGCTTCTTGAACTACCTCTACTTGAACTTCTTCAGCATCTTCTGTTTCTACTTGAACCACACCTGCTTCTACTGGAACTACTTCTACCTGAACTACTTCTACCAAGTCTAATGAAACTAAATCAAATGTTGAATCTGTTAAAACAAATAAACAAGAAGCAAAATCTGATCCAGCTACATGGACAGCAGAGTTACAATCTAAATGGGACGCCTTAACATATGATGAACAGATTGCTAAAATAAATTCTAGAACTGATGCAAAGGAAAGACAGTTCTTAACATCTAAATTAAAAGAAAAACCAGATAATTATTGAAGTAAAACTCTTTGAGAATTTATAAGTGAAGCTAAAGAATCTCAATTTTGATGACCTGATTGATGAAAAGAATCAAAGGTAGATGAAATTATGAGAACAAAAATTAATCCAGGTACTACAACTATTCCAGCATCTATATATAATTCTTTAAATGATGCAGAGAAAAAAGAATTACTTACAAAATGGAAAGCATACCAACAAAAAAATGCTGCTACTTTATCTACTAGCAAATAAATAAAATGAAAAATCGTTTAAAGAATATAAACTTTTATCTTACAGCAATATCTGTTTGATCATCAATTGATGCAACTTCTAATACTTGAACGTTTGTTGTAGATGCAGTTTCTGTTGGTTGATACCAGCTATATAGTTGATCTCAATTATTCTGGGTAGTAGTTGATGCTAATCTTGAAAATAACAAAGAACTATTTAGAATAACTAATGTTGATCTTTGAACCAAGACACTAACTTTTGATAAGCGTACATGACCAAATGGTAAGAAAGCTCATACAGCTACTGCTCTTGTACAAATTAATGATGTAGCAGAAATATTTAATCATATTGCTAATACTATTGATGACTTTTGAATGGCTGAAGTAGACTTAGATTCTCCATTAGATGTAAATGTTTTTGGATGAGAGGTTAGGTCTAACTGAGTATCTGCTACTATAGCTGATACTACAGTTACATTTACAGATAACCAAGCATTATGATATTTAGTTTTTGATTATGTTACTAATACTTTTAAAGAAGTTACTACAATTCAATCTAATCATGCATTATTATATGAAGTTACTACATTATGATGAGTAATAACTTCTTTTGTTGATAAAAGATGATTATCATTTGGTATAAGTACTGCATCTGCAGTACCAGTATTCGCAGATGAAACTGCTAGAGATGCTGCTATACCATCACCATCTGATTGAATGAGCGTATGTTTAGTTTCAGAATGAGTGTATACTGATTATCTTAATTGAGCATGGATTGCCAGATGAAGCAATGCTACGCCTAATGCATCTGAAACAGTATCATGAAAAACTCAGATTGCTACACAGTCAGAAGTTAATGCGGGTACAGATACTGGTTCTACATTAGCTACTCTTGTTGTTACTCCAGCAAAATTAGCTGCAAATATTACAAGTAAAATTGCATCTCAAGCCGAAGCTGAAGCATGAACTGACGATACTAAATTAATGACTCCACTAAAAACACAGCAAGCTATTGATGTTAATGCATTAGATATTGCATCTGTTTCAGATGTGGTTACATGAACTGATAATATAAAATATATTACTCCTAGTGTACTAAATGATATAAATTATTGAGTTGCACTTACTGCTTCTGTTAATCTTAAATCTAGTGCCGATACAGTTAGGACATCATCAGCTGGGTCATACACTAAAATAAAGGAAACTAAAATGTGATACTATCCAAATTGATGAACAGTAAGAGTATCTTTTGATTTGAAATCAACATCTTGAGGATATACTGTTTATGGTAAAGTATATAAAAATTGATCTGCAATATGAGCAGAACATTCAACAAGTTCTACTTCTTATCAAAGTTATAGTGATGACATAGCTGCAACTTCTCAGGACTTAATTCAGCTTTATGTATATCAAGGTTCTTGATGATGATCTACTTTAGATATAAGAAACTTTAGAATAAGTTATGATGTAACTAAACCTACAATATCTACAACAGTAATAACAGATTAATAATTAACTTTACTTTTAAATAATTATCTTTATACTAATTAACATTAATCCTTAATACATTATATATGACATTAAAAGCTGCTCCTAAATGAGGAGACACATACATTACAAACAGACATGATACATATCAATTAACTTCATGACAGATTATACAGAATGAGGGCATTAGTTTAAATGCTGCTGCATTCCTAAATCTTACAGGAGACTTAATATTTGCTACTCATGATTGAGATAATGTAATAACCATACATGTAAATGGATGAATTACTACTGACGTAGTTGTTGGTGCTGAAACATTACATTTTACTAATTGACTTCTTACTTCTATAACTTAATAAATAATGGAAACAACTATAAATTCTAATGCTACAATATGAGTTACTGCTGTAACAGTATTAGAAATAAATTCTAATAGAAGATATTCTGCTCTGTGTAATGACAGTGCTAACGTAATGTATCTATCTATTGGATCTACAGCTGAAGTATGAAAATGAATACGCCTTAATGCTAATTGAGGTTCTTATGAAATTAATAGAGAAAATCTTATTCGTAATTCTGTTTCAGTAATAGCAACTGGAGCCTGATCTAATTTATCTTTTATAACCATAGAATAATATGTGAATATATAATCCACCTATAGGGTGATGAGGATGAGGTCAGGTTAATACTATTGGTGCATGAACTAATATTAATGTAGATAATACTGACCCTATTAACCCAGTTGTATCTGTATCATTATGAGCTGATGAAAATTTTGTTACAAATACAGAGCTTACAGCAATATGAACAATATCAAGTAAATGAGATATGTTTTTAGGGAATGTCCAAACTGTAACAGCCGAGAAAATTTACGACAAAGATAAACTTTCAATGAAAGGAACATCTACAGGAAAGAATATAATAAGTGTAGCAAATACAAGTGCAACTGACTATACTAATACACTACCTGCAAAGAATTGAACTATAGCAATGACTAGTGATATTACTGGAACTAATAGTAATACGAATACTTGAGATAACGCAACCAATACCACATCAAACTCATATGCAGACGAAAAAGTATCTGACACTGCATATGATGCAACTTCTTGGGATTGAGTTACAACTATAGCTCCTTCTAAGAATGCGGTGAGAGATAAGATAGATGCAATGGATACTACAATAGGAACAAAGCAGGAAACTCTAGTATCAGGAACAAACATTAAGACAATCAATGGGACTACTATATTAGGTAGTGGAGACCTAGAAATAGCTGCTTGAAGTGGTGGATATGCAGCTAATATATACCTTACCACACTTACGTCTGCGGTTGTTTGAACATATAAACAAGTTTCTTACACACCAGAAGCAACTGAAACGCTTATTAGTGGAACAGCAAACAATAATACGGTTCTTATACAAAGCTATGTCTTCGATTTACCACTTGATGTTACAACAATAGACGCTGGAACTTGGGAATTTCATCCAACTCTATATGTAGATTCTGCCGTATGAGATACAAGACTTATTTTTGAAATGTATTCAAGAACAACTGGATGAACTGAAACACTACTTTTCACTGCAACGTCTCAAGAAGTAAACAACACAACACGTGCGACTATTACAATGCAGTCAATACAATCTGCTTTCTCTGTAAACGCTACAGATTATTTTGTTACTAAAGTTTATGTTTCTACTACCTCATTAACAAACAAAACACTCACTTATGTTGTATGAGATGGAGAAGCTACTTATTTCTTAACACCTCTAGCACTACGACACAGTCAACTAAGAGCAAGAGATTTGGCAGACTCACATCCAGCCTCTGCAATTACAAACACTCCAGCAGGTAATATAGCTTCTACAACTGTACAAGCGGCAATCAATGAGCTTGATACAGAGAAGGCAAAACTCGCCTGAGATATTACACAAAGTTTCGGAGCTTCTACAATTGAACTCGGTCACGCTTCTGATACTACCCTATCAAGAGTAAGTGCAGGAGTAGTTGCAATAGAATGAAATAATATTCTTACTGCTAATGTTTGAGATACTTCTAAACTTCCTCTTGCTTGATGAACTCTCACAGGTGCTCTAGCTATTGAACATGCCTCTTGACTAATCCTATGAAAAGACGAAACAGGTTGAACTCCAAATATAGCTTGAACTCTTAAAATGATTTCTGCTTGAGATAATGCCTTTTACAATACTTTCACATCTTGAACTAACACAGCTAACGCTACATATACTTTACCAGTAGCAATGCCAGCCGTTACGGGATATGTCTTGTCTAGTACAGATGCTGGAGTAATGAGTTGGATTGAGTGATGATGAGCTTGACTAGCTTGGAATGCAACAATTGCTTGAACATCTTGAACTTGATTATGAATTACAGTAAGTAATTCAGCAAGTGCAGGAGCTATTTGACAGAGTATTACTATTGGGAATACTCAAACAAATGGGGTTATTTGATTAAATATTGATACAGGAATTTCAACTATTAGTACTAATAGTTGAATATTTATAAAACATTTGATTTGATATTCAGGTAATAATGCTGGCGCAATAGTAATTAATCAATTTAGTAGTGCTATTCAACCTACAAGCAACTGTTCATTTATAACAATGTGAAATAATTTTAATACAAATTCTGCGATTGAAGTAAATCACATTGATATTGAATTAGAAAATAATTCCTCTACTGGTAGGTCTACTTGAATAAAAATTTTGAATAGACAGACTACAATGATAAACTCAACTGCTTGAGAATGCTGAATATTGTTACAACAAGCGTGAGTTGGTTGAACTGCAATGAATATTTATGGTTTAGATAATATAAATTCTTCTACATATTGACTAGTAAACTACATTCTCTCAAACACTCAATCTTGAGCTACTGTAATGCAGAAGATAGATTTAGGTACGAGTGCACAAACTCACACGGGTTTGCTTGTGAATGCCTATAATGCATCAAATGTTAACTGAGTTCAGGTAGCATTCAGTACAACTTGAGGAGGTATTGCATTTAGTACAACTTGAAGAGGGGCATCTACATCTACTAATCCTTTGTTTCTAGCGAACTGATTTAGTAGAACTTGAACATTAAATCAAGCAACTGGTAATGGAGCTGCTTTCTGTGCGTATTGAGATGCGGCAGTTCCAACAAATATAATTTGATTTTATTCCAGTTTAAATAATGCTGTTCAATGATGAACTCATTATAGTTATGTATCAGCCTTTCAGGATAATGTAAAATCTTTTTATGTAACTGATGGTGCTACAAATCCTGCAACAAAAAATTATCAAGCATTCGTAGCAAATTTATCATCTTTGGAAAATCAATTAAACACTAATTATAATAAAACCTCAAATGTTTTTGAGTTGAATTTAACAAGGAATAATTGAAGAACTGCTACTACATCATTTGCAAATAATTTTAATTTAGCGAGCCTAAAAAGAACTACAATAACAAGTCAGGCAACTGTGACACAAACTGAAGCAGGTTCGGTACTAAAACTTGAAAATGTAGCAACTCAAACAGCAGGTACATTGACTGATACAGTAACTCCATTATTAATAGTGCAATCAGCTAATTCTACTTGAGTTCCATTAAAGATAACTCAGAATGCAGTAGTATCAACAAACTTCAAAAAACTTATTGAAGCAGGTGGTATAACTATTTGGATGAGTGATTGAACAACAGCAGAATGAGCACTCTCTTGAACCGAATGAGATATATGTTTAAATGGTGGAACAGGAGCAGGTCAAACGGCTTATTGTGACGCTACTTGAACAAACTGGACTGATATGTAATTTTTAACCTTACTTTATTATGATAATACAAACCTATAACCATCTCGGAAGAGATTGGGACTCAGCTATAAAAATCACAAGTTTTAAACTATGTAACTGTGATACTGAAACAGAAACATTTGATGTAGAACTTACAATCAATCGTTATACTGATAGCACATGCGCTTATGATATAGAACAGTTTACTAAAACATTCTCTTGATTAACATGAACAGATATTGGAGTACCCAGTATTTCTGATTTAGAAGATCTACTATTAACTGACGATCAGTTTATATGATCAACAAAAGCTTAACTAATTTATTAGCAAGACTAATTGAACTTAGACCAGATTGAGAAGATAGTAAATGAAAATATATATTACTTGGGACTACAAGATTATATATAAACAATCTGGTTTTATGATCAATAATAGTACTAACATATATGATATCATATATTTATATGCCATTATGATTAGAATATGCTAAACGTATAATATGTTATTTTACAAAATAATTTGATTTTATTAAAAAAATAATTACTATACAGACAGATAGATTATTACTATCTTTATATATTAACCTAACCACATTATTATGAAACTTACAGAACTACAATTATGAATTATTAATCTTGTTTTACAAGTAAAAGAAGATTGAACTGCTAAAACATATGCACTTGCAGAACTAGCTATTGCTAGCGATATCTTTAAAGAGATAAAGAAATGTGTTAAAGATGATAAGTTTATTGCAGGAGAAGTGAAGCTTACTAGTGAGCAGAAAGTATTTTTAACTAAAGCTATTGATGAAAGAAATTGGTCAGTAGCTGATGCAGATATAATTTTTACTCTTAAAGAACTAATAAAATAATATTATGAATAAACAACCACTGGATAAATATCCTCAATATGATAAGACTATGGTTGTTATTCCAGATAAAGATTGACAAATCTTTTTTGAAGGTCATACATATGCTATGTGTATAAAATCTTCTACTAAACCTAGAAGTAAAGATGATATAGTTAATATGGCTAAGACTCATTCTTATATAGCAGTATGACTTAAAGTCACTAAAACTGCTCAATGAGTTAAAGATAAAGTCATGAAAATAATTTTTAATCCTAATAAATAAAAACAAAATGGAAGCGTTTTTAAAAATTTTAAACTGAAAGAAATGAGTAATTGCTACTATTCTTACAGCTACAGCGTGATTTATTTATGCTAAATGATATGTTGATGATGTAACATATGCATTTGTATGTACTATTTTAGCTACGCTTTTTGGTACAGCATCTTATCAGACTCATAAAATGTATAAATAGATATGTCACCAGAAAATAAAGCCATTACATATTCGGCATTAAAGTACATCATCTGAATTATACTTGCTGTTACACCAGTTATTGTAACATGAGTTACTATTGAAAATAGAATCACTAATGTAGAATCTAGAACATTAAAATGCGATACATTAGAAGATAGGATTATAGGTAACGATATTAAATATGCTGAGATCAAAGCATCTCTTGAATGAATTAAAGTTACACAACAAGATATTTTAGCAAGATTGCAACGTTAAATTTAAAATAAACTTGAAAAAAATTAAACATGGGTTATAATATCCATGTTTTTATTTTCTAACAACACTATTATGGAAACCAAAGAACCTTATACACTAGAAGATTGAACTATTGTATACAGACAGAGAACCGAATGTTATTCTCGTGTTATGTGATACTTTAGACCAGTTTCTCAATATAATAACTGAAAGAAAAGTGAATTCTATTCAAGAGTTAATTTTAAGGAACCTGATACTGAAAATAAGATCTTTACTGCTAAGTTTATTTAATTATTTTTTAACTATTATGTTTTGATAAAAGGTACATCCCTAATAGAATATAGGGAATCTATGAGTAAGATTACTCCTAAAGAGAAACAGACTGAGCTTAGAGCATTAAAAGAAATTGAAGAACAGAATAATCCTTTGACCATTGAAAGGACTAGGGCTAAGATAAGAATAATGGTATGTTTAATTTTAAATGATAACTATAATCAACATGGCAATTGATCAATCAACAGCGACACTTGATCCGAAATTTAGAGTTCTTGTTGAACAACTTTTTAAAAAAATTAGAGAAGCAGGTATACAAAATGCTTACATATGGGAAGGCAGAAGAACTTTAACTAGACAATATGAATTGTTTGGTAAAGGTAGAACTGCTGCAACATTAAGAAAATATTGAGTACCAGTACAATACGCTAATCCTAAAGCTAAAATTGTTACTTGGACATTACATTCAAAACATCTAGAATGAAAGGCTATTGATATAGTATTTGATTCTAATCCAGATCCAAAAGTTAAATCTCCTAGATGGAGTTGAGACTATGCTAAGATTATATCTATAGCAAAAACTTTATGAATACGAAGTTTGGCACCTATTGAGCTGGCACACTTCGAAATATAATTTTAACCTAACACCACATGACAACTAAACCAGAAGTAGTTAGTTACGTTATAGAACGTACTAAGCAATTATGAAGAATAGATAGAGAATTATTAGTGAATGAAGTTAAAGAAGAATTTAATAGCATCCTTTCTGAGAGAACTATATACAATATATTAAAATGATTTAAGAAAACTGAACCAAAATCTTCTAAACATATTCCTAGATGAGTAAATGATTTACATGATTTTCTTAATGATAAATGAATTACAGTTAAAGATTTAAATAAATTCTTTTATCATCAAGAGACTAAAGACCCTTCATTACATGAAGTAAATATATTATGAGCAGAAGAAGTATTTAAAGTATGAGTAGTTTCTGATACGCATTTATGAGCTAAGGCTTGTGCACTTGCAGAGTTAAATGATTTCTATGATATATGTAAAGCAGAATGAATAACTGATATATTCCATGCATGAGACTTGTGTGATTGATGAGGCAAGGTATATCCTTGACAATTATGAGAATTAGTTGTATATTGATTTGACGATATGTTAGAATATCTGAAAGATAATTATCCTAGACGTGAATGAATAATAACTCATTTTATTCTTGGTAATCACGATGAAGACTTTCTTAAACATTGATGAGCTAATATTTGAAAAGCATTAGCTTGAGTTAGAGATGATTTAAATTATTTATGATTCTATGATGCTAATATAAATGTTAACGGTATTAAATTTTGATTACATCACTGATGATGATGAGCATCTTATGCACAATCATATAAACTTCAGAAAGCAGTAGAAACTTTAACTGGCGATATGAAACCACAAGTATATATACTTTGACATTATCATGGTTCATTATATATGTCTATGAGAAATATACATTGTTTCCTTCCTTGATGTTTTCAGAAGAGTAATAACTTTTCAGTTAGATTTAATTTACCAAATATAGTATGATGATACATCTTAGAAATACATAAGACATCAAATAATGATGTTCGTAAAGTTAAACCAGAATTTGTACAGTATTATTTTTAATTTGACAATCTGCACTTTCATATATAATGAGAGTGCTTTTTAATTTATTTTTTACTTCTATGGCAAAAAAATTAAATATTAAGAAGGCTATTAAAAAGCCTTGACAACTTCACAAAGATTTGTGAGTTCCAACAGGTCAACCAATTCCTGCTTCAAAATTAGAATCTGCTTCAAAACTTCCATGAAAAGTTTGACAAAGAGCAAGATTTGCTAAGACTTTGAAGAAAATTAATAAAAACAAGTAAATTTTTTATGTAGTCTAAAAACGACTCATTCTAATGTACCTTGTTACAGTTTTTATAGTAGTCAGCTTATGTTGTTTCATTACAATTTAAACGCTCTGCTATCGCTTAATTTATATAGTTTAATTTAATATATCTATTATGGATAAAAAATCATATTGAAAATGAGGGAATGATGTAACAATTAAGATGTTACAAGCAATTCTTTCTAATACTTATGTCCTTTTTACAAAAGTTCGGGCATTCCATGTAAATTATGTTTGAACAGATTTTGTTGAGAAACATACTTTACTTTGAGAATATAAGGATATGCTATATAGTGAAATTGATTCTTTAGCAGAACAGATTAGAAAGTTATGCTGAACAACTCAATTCTCTATGTGAGAGTTCATGTCATGATCTATACTCAAGGATATTCCTTGAATGCAGATCACAATAAGAAATCTTTCTGAGATTCTATCTGACTTTGAAATGTTAGATAGTTGAATATCAAAAGCAATTGATGCACTTGGTGCACCAGAGACTTGTGATTATGTAACACAAAGTGTTTTAATAGATATTAGATGATGCCATGATAAAATTAAATGGTTTCTAAAGTCTATATTATGATAAGTATTTTTATAACCCAATTATATTATGGCAGTTAAACCTGTTGAGATAGCTCAGTTACCACAGACTATCAAAAAATTAGCTAATGCTAAAGATGCAGTTAAAATGAAATTAGGTAAAGCTAAATTCATTCCTTGACAAAAAGCTAAAGCTGTTGTTAAAAAAACTACAACTAAAAAAGTTTTTAAAAAGAAATAGTAACACAAAAAAAGACTCCAGTAATTGGAGTCTTTTTTTGTTTGCTTATTTCTTATTATGATTATGACCAAGCAGCAGCATTTACTCATGTAGCATCTGTTGCTAATAGGTTTCCAGCAACATCAGCTACTGTTCCATTTCATCATGCAACATATGTTATTGTTACTCATGCAGCAGAAGAAGCTGACATATCAGCGACTGTTAAGTCAATCTGATTATGATTAGATCCATTAGGAGCTATAGCTGAAACAGCATAAGTTGTTCATGGTGTACCAGTTTCGTAAACTACGAATCATCCAGCATTAGCTTTAGTTGTTGTAGCAGTATCAGCATCTTCTGATAATGTTACTCTAACTGTAGTATTAGCTAATCTTTCAGCTGATTCTAGTGTAGGCAACACTGTATCTCCAACTGTAACTGTAGTAGTTTTTTGTATAGCAGCAAGTACTCAATCAGTAGCATTAAATGTTAATGTAACTGCTCATTCTGCAGCTCATGCTACATATGAGAATACTATATTACCAGTTCATACTCATGCAACACTAACAGCGTTAGTATTATTACCAGTTACTGTTCATTCATTAGCATTTGTAATAGTGATTGTACCAGCAGAAGCAGCTAGAGTAACTGTCTGATTAGTTGATTCAGCATCTGTAACTGTTAATATTTTACCAGTTGTTGTTGAAAGAGTTTCAACAGAGAAGTCATCTGGATCAGTTAATACTGCAACTGTGTTAACTACAGTAATTGTAGTTGAAACTTGTGCTCCAGTTTTAATTCCAATAACATCTTCTACATCAACAGTCATTGTTACTGCTCATGCAGTATATCATGCAACATAAGTATATGTTATTGTTCATGGATTAACGTTATTAATAGCTACTGAGTTAGTACTATTTCAAACTACTGTTCATCCATTTGCTCATGTTACTGTAACTGTACCAGCAGTAACTGCTATTGTTACATTTTGTAATTGTCCTTCTGTATCAGATAAAATTATTGTTTTACCAGCAGCAGAAGCACCTCAATTAACAGAGAAATTAGCAGTAGCAGTAAGAACTGCAACTTCATCAGAACTTACAACTCATGAAACAAAGACAGGAACTTGCTGTCAAAGTGCTCATAAAGTATATAATTCATCAGTAGTAATATCTTCTGTAACAGAAGCTGTAAAGTTTGTACTTGTTCTATCAACTAAAGTGATTTCTCATTTAGCTTTTTTAAGAACATTTCAAGTGTCAAGCGCTCCGTTGTTTGTAACGAAAGCTGAACTATTTGTTGTCATATTGTATAATGTTAAAAATTAATATACACCTGTAGTGTATTAAGTTATTAAATTTTGTCAAATAATTTTATAGTTCATTCTTTATTTTGTAATGCTTCAAAGTCTAAGAATGTATATATAATATAATCATTCACAGCTTTTGAATATATCATTACTAATGCAGACTCTTTATCTAAATCAGATATTTTTCTTAATGACGCCTTTTGATTAGGACGTAAGTCATTAAAGTTTATAGAATATTTATCAATTACTTTTAATTCTATATGATAAGTTAGTCATTCTAGCCCTACTATAAACATATCATAAGGCTTAGTGCTATAGGCATTATCAGGTATTTTGTATGCAAAACATCACTGATCAGAGTAAGCTTTAGTTATTTGAGATTGGAAATCTTTTTCTAATCTACAGTTCCCACGTATCTGAATCTTTGGAATCATATTGTTTTATCTGGTTAAGTGTTAGATTATATTCTTTCATATAAGACTTACGTCTTTCAAATGCTTGTTTAGATAACATTGGATAGTCACACCAGTCATAGACAAATACTCTGTCTTTTCATGGATAGTCTCTCAATGCTCTTCATACTGCTTGAACTGTAGTTCATCTAAAATGTAGAGCAGAGAACATACATATACAATCAATGGCTGGTATATCGACCCCTCGTGCCATCTTGCCTACTGTTCAGATTATTATACATGGTCATGTTCATATCCATTCTTTAATACTTTTATTGTCATCTTTTAATTTAGTCTTTCATGTTATAAGTATTATTCTTGACTTTGTTGAGTCACATAGTTTATCATAATAATGATCAGCTTCTTCAACTCTTTCAGTTAAGATAAGAATTGTTTTATGTTTCTTTGTTAAATACGAAACCATATCAACTTGTTTACTAAGTCTATGTTCATCATCTACTAGGCATTGTTTTTGTTCTGCCCAGTTAGAGAACTCATAAGATCAACGAGTAGGTGATTGATATTTAATTTGTGTAATGGTTGGAATCATATTGTATGATGCCTCAACTGTTTCGTGAACACAAATCTCTTTACCAAAAATCTTTTGTAGGTCAGAATTATTTAAATCCTTTCTATATGGTGTTCATGTGAGTCCATATACATTGACAGCGTTAGTCATACAAAGTGCCTGTAGCATGTCTTTTGATGTATTATAATCACATTCATCATATAGTATTGTATCCCAATCATTATTTCATATGATTCATCAGTTCAAAACAAATGAATCATGAGTAGTAATTGTAATAGGTTTAATATCTTTCTTATTAGAGTAGTAAACTCAAGGAGTCACATCTGTGAACTCCTTAAATTTATCAACCATCTCTACTAATGTTTTTCTATTATGGCAAAGAACTAATGTCTTTGTTCCAAAGAAGCTGGTTATAGCCATGATGATATGAGACTTTCATCTTCATGTCTTCATATTTATAAGTCAACAATTATAGTTATGGTCTTTATGTCTTGATTTAACTATATCTAAGATTTTATTTTGCTCTTCTGTTAGAGTTCATTTATATTCTATTTCACATTTGTGTGAGCCTCTAATGTAATCTCTGCTAGTTGTACACACATATCTCTGTGTTGGCAAGAATCTATATTCATCTCTGGAAAGTTTCTTGAACGCTTTGATTTTTTTAGGGAACTCAGAATATATATTCTCTTCTCTAGAAGTAAAAGTATATGCTTGAATAAGTGATTGCAAAATTTCAGCTGTCATATACTACTTATTATTTTTAAAATCTTGTATAGCCATCTGTAATGTATATTCAAACTTAGCATTGTCAATACCGATCATTACAGGTTCTGGATTCATTATTATCTGTCAAGTTTCATCTTGCACATAAATTCATTTTGATATCATAAAAGAGTTGAATTCATCAGTTCTCTTGATATCATCTAGTGTGTTTCATTTCATAAGCAATTGTTTGGTTAGGTTGGTATATAAATAAAATTAATGATGCTATTGCTAGCAATTTTCTTTTTATCATATTATGGTTTTAAATTTTAAAGGATGTTCTGTCCAGTAGGAAATACATTATTTATCTGGATAGCAACATCTGGTGCTGAGCTTCTCATCTTATGTAGAAGTTTTAGCGCTGAAGTTTTAGTGACAAAGTCCTCTATTATATCTCATTTATGAGTAGCAGTTACTGCATGCTCTATAATATATTTGACAGTCTTTGCCATAAATTCTTCATCTAATCATTGTTCGTCAAGAGCGACCAACATTTTATCACGTTGGTCTTCTTGAAGAGATAATGGTTTTCTTTCTGTAACCGTAATTATTTCATTGGTCATATAATATATTAATTAAAATTAAGATTCTGCATTATAAGGTATGTTTTTCCATATACGTTTTCATTTAGGAATCTTTATTGAAGCCGCTGTTTTGAACTGTGGTGTTTTATATGTCGACCTAGTGGTTGACTTATCAAACACATCAGCAGGATTGCGTCTTACATATCAAGTTACCAATTGTGCAGACTCAGCCTTATTAGCATTAAAAGCCTTTTCCCAATATAAATAATCATTATACTGTACTGGGCGAGCTGTGTTATATTTTGCATCTACATTATATCATACTGAGTTTGATCTCTTTGGAGAGTATCATTGAGGTATGTTCTGTAGTAGTCTTGGCATTTTATCTTGCAGTTCTTCTGCTGCTTTACGATTAGAACTATCATATTGTCAAGGTGTATACTTTTTTCAAGCAGAATATAGTCACTGACGATATGCTTTTGATCCACGTCCTCACGAACCTGCATCTCATATCTCTTCACGTGCAGCCTTTAACCCTATTTGATTTAGTCAATCTACTGTTCCAAATACTATATCCAGTGCTTTACTAACAATATCTCAGTTCGCCTTCATAAAACTTTCATCCTTTAATACTTTATCTAATATGTCAATGTTTCATAACACTGTTCATAGCTGTAATGTATTACGTAATTCTCTATCTGTTGTAAGATTTTGAATAGTTTCATTAGCAGCTGACATTAGATTAAGCCTATGCTTAGGATCTGTGACATATTTACCTATATAAGAATAAACATTCTTTATATATCAGGCAGATGTGTCTCATTTCCTTCATTCATTATATGCAATTAAATCTAAAAATCAAAGTGAATTAACAAATTTAGCAAGAGCAGGGCTTGTAGTAAAGCCTTTTGGATTTAATTGTTTTAATCTTTCTTCTACTAATCTGAACCAAGAAGTCTTATCTGACACGAATAATGATGGATAATACTGTTGAATGACTCATTGTTGAAGAGCAATCAACTCTTCTTCTGTTAATTGATTCATACTTTTAGCAGTAAATTGATCTAAACCCTTATTCATATTAACCTTTTGTGTCATTCACTCCATTGCCGTATTAGCTAAATAAGAAAGAACAACTCTCGAACTTCCAGGAACTTCACTTTCGGCAAAGGCTATTATCTTTGCTAGTTGCATTTCTTTAATGTTTGGTGCATATTTAGATATAGATTCCATTAGATTTGTTTCTCACATCTTATCTCATAATAATTTCATGAATGCTTCATTCTTCATTTCAGTTAATCAATATGCATGTAATTGAGTTTTTAAATCTTGGTCTACTCTATTAGATGATAAATCAAATTCTGTTAGTTCAGAGAATATACGGTAGGTATTTTCACTGTTTAATAGTTTAGGATCAAATTTTCAAGCATATAAATTCTTAATTACTGAATCAGATTCAGTATGTCTTAAGAATTGATTATACATTGTTTCACTTATAGCTGGGTCATCTTTAAAGAAATGTTTTAAGACTGGCATATATGTAAGTAAATTCATAAATGAGTACTCATCTTTAGCAGGATTAAGTAATTTGTCAATTTCTGCTACAGCTTTTAAACGATTTGATGTCTTTAATGATTCATTAGTTTCATCTACATTCATTAATAGCATTCAAATGAAGTCATCTTTTTCAGGAATCTTCTTTAAATCGTATGTTTCCATTCATGGAAGTAATCAGAATCTACCCATTCATCACATTACTTTATCAAGTTCTGTTCATCCTGATGCTATTGCATCATGTAATGAATATCAGGCTTTCATATTTCTTAATGGAGATATTACTGCATCTAATGTTTTAAGTTCTCTATATAATTGTGACATTATATCTCTTAGAACTCAATATGCTTCAGCCTTAACTCATCCATATAATGAAATCTGTTCTCAATTTATATCAGTATAATCCAGATATGCTCATCATGTTTCAAACATTCATGTAACTATTCTTCAAAAGAAGTTTTGAGTCATTGACTGCATGTAATCATTTAATCATACAGCATATTCTACTATACGTTTAGATTGGTTTTCATCTTCTTCATCTTTTCATACCATACTATCAAGATAGTATCACATTTTTCCTGTAAGGAATGGCATATATATAAATGTTTTTAACTCTCTATGAGCTGGATCTTCTATATAATCTATAAACTTTGCCCAAGTGTTTAGTTTTCAATCAGATATATCTCGTGCTACATTGTGCATTGCGTTTAGAACTTCTCATGCTCTAGAGAACATATATCATTGCATAGCATTAATAGCAAACCAAGATGAAAATCTATTTCTAGATAGTGCTAATATATTTCAGTGAGTATAATAGTTAGTCCAGAATGTTTCTGACTTACCATGTATATCCTTTAATATATTAGTATCTATTCATCTTCATTTCTTTAACATATCTAATACTACGTCTGCATTTTTATATGTTATTCACCAAGCAGATAATGCATTGGTTACAGCTAATCTTTTTACTGACGATTCCATCATCATATCAGGTACTGATTGCCATCAAGAACGGGCAATAGTATTTAGTATTGGATGTTTTTCAGGATTAAATACCTTATCTGTTAACCATCAAAATTTTGTTCAGCCTATTTCATTGTCTAGTCTTACATTCATATCTTTATATGTAGACGATGCTTTAAGAACATTTAATTCATCTAAGAAAAAGTCTACAATTTTATGGTCTGTTGATAATGGTAATCAAATTTTCTTTGCTAGAAAGTTTGATGAACCAATTACAAATGCATTCATTGCTAGTAATGGTCATGATACCATTCATCATGTAAATTTTAAGAAGCTGTAAACACTTCTTACTTCATTAACAGCTTTTTGAACTTGTCACATTCATGATGATTTGTATAATGATTCTCATAATAAATCACGAACTAAAGATTTAAGTTGTCAATCTGTTACTTTTAATCATTGTACAGCTACTGTTCATTCTATTTTAGAAAGTATATTAGACTGAATAGAGTCTTTTGCAGCTCTTGTATCTGTTAATAGTAATTGATTTACTAATGATGCCTTAAGATTTCATTGAGCTCATACCATTAATGTAGCAAAAAAGTCTCACCCTTCTCATGCTTTTCACATAAATTTTAATAGTTTCTCCCAATCGTATCATCAAGCTTCGTATGTATTTTTAACTGATGTTATAATGTTTACAAAATTATCTAAGTCTAATAATGATGGAGATGATCATTCTATAAATATTTCTGAGAATGTCATATTTCATTTTGTAGCTGAATCAGAAAGAAATTCTGTACGCCATATTCATCATTTACTATCTGTAATGGTTCAGTTTAAAAGAAAATTCTTAATAGATTCAGCATCCTTCCAGATTTCATTTACCTTAAATGTTGCTTCTAATCAATTTTTCTTTGCTGATATTCATCATTGTCATATAGTATTTATAAATCTTTTAAGCTCATTATTAAATGTTCTTTCAATTCATAAACCAGCAAGCCTTGTTTTAGGCTTGCTTTTGAATATGTTTTTAAATGCTCAATAATCTGTAGCTAATTCTCATATAGTTGTTCAGAAATTATTCATAAAATATGAAGTCTGATTTAGTGCCTCTCTTAAAAATTCTATGTTATCGAATGCCCATCTATTATTAAATTGGATATATCCTAACATTTTAGTGTCAATCAATGCTGATTTTTCACAAGCTTTTTTCATAGTGTTATATATTTAAAAATTAAAGTTGACATGGTGAGCCAGAGATTCCCTCATTCATTTCTTTTATTGTTTGAGGTTGTAACATTGGATCATTATCAGGAATAATGTGGGTATCTTTTGTAGAAGGCTGTATAGAATCTTCAATAGTTATTATACCTTTTTCTGAATCTGGTACTAACCATCTTTCTTTCCCAGTCTCTCTATCAAAATATTTTATACGTAATTCCATTGGAATATCTGGCATACCTCTTCATTCTCATATAGCTGTTAATCAAGGAAGTTCTTCACGCCAACCATATTCTCATATATTATCTAATGTTTCAACTACATTCTCTGCATCCATTAATGGATATACCTTAGGTAGTTCTCATTCTTTATAGAATGTAGGAGAATATTTAGTTATTATAACATCTTTAATATCTTCAGTACGAATCTTTAATCATCATTCACGAATTCATTCTGGAAATACTAAATCAATTCATCTAACTTCTACTCTATTTCATAGCTCGTCATAGATTCAATGATTCTTTAATAACTCATTTCTGATATTTCAAGCTTTAGATTTATATGTTTCTTCTATTCAAGTATATAATCATTCATCTTTAAGATGATATACTTCTCAGAATGCATCTATAATTTTTCTAGTCTTGTCTGCAAGTACAGAATAAATTCAAGGCTTTCCAGTAGAGAATATCTCAGCATTTTTTCTTAATTGCTGTAGATACCTATCATTTAATATTTCTATCTTTCTATAGAAATGAGCATCTCATAATTCAGCTGTATATGCTTTCCATAATGGGTTAGTATCTATTGTTGACACATGGAAATCTTTAGCTATATTAAATCAGTCTAATCTCATAGTATATAATAAAGTATCTGCTTTAGATTTTCATTGTGTTTTTTTAATATTATCTAAATAAGATAGAACACTATCATACATATTATTAATAATGTTATGTACTGCTTTATTGTCTCAGAATTTTATAGGCTCTTTTCATAGGAAAGAAAAAGTTGGTTTATACTTTTTCATAAATTCTTCAGCTCATTTTGTTCATTCTCAGAATGTTTTTCAAGCATCTGCAACATTTAACATATCAAATATATCATATGCTTTATCCACTGAATAGTCTTTTCATAAAGATCATAACATATCACTATCCCAATATAATATTGGTTTTTGTTTATCTGATTTAAAGTTTTCTAATAAAGATTTTAGATTCTCTAATTTAGTAGTATCTAATGTAGCTCATATTAATTTATAATTAACTGGATCAGAGAAGATAATACTATTAGCTTTAGCTATAGCTGGATATTCTCATTTTATCTTTAATAGAGATTCAAAGTCTGATGAATATTTTTTCATGCTTCATATGAATCATAGAATAATATTATCAAAATCTACTTCAACTCAATGATAAGATATTCATGTTGATACTTCTTCTCATTCTTCTCATGTTAAACTTTTTTCTAGTGAAACAGTTTCTCATATTGAAGTTATATCTTTTTCTGTTTTCTTAAAAGTTCATTTAGGTCATACTATATATCATGTATCATCTGCTATAGTAGCTAAATCATTTCTTCATATAATTACTTCTTCTGGAGAAAATTTAGAATTTAAATCATCTACTACATATTTAATATTAGACTTTATTCAATCCATTATAGACATTGATGTTTCATCTGGTTGTTCTAATAATATTCTCATATAATCTCATGTAGTAATCTTTTTAAGATTATCAGCCATACTATCTTTTAATGTACCTAATGTGTCAATTCATGTATATATATTAACTGCAGAATTTAATATTCATTTTCTTTGTAAATCTTCTAAAAATTTGATTACAAATATATCTTTATTAGGATTCAATTCAGAGTATCTTTTAAATTGTTTAACTATTTCTTCATTTAAACTATTTCTAACATTTATTATTTGTTTTGGATTTATAGTAGATAAGATTTTATCTGATATAGATTGTAATCTAAATGCATCTAATCAAGGAAAAATGTTTCATGTAATTTTAGGATTAATAAAATTCATGGCATCTTTAAATGTAAAGTTATTATCATTAAAGATTCATATCATAGCCTCTCTTATCTGATCTATAGGCATATCTGTTTGTATCATTTGTTTATAAACAGTTTCCATAGCATGTCAATAGTCTCATTTAAAATCTCATTCAGCTTTAAATATATCATTAAATATAGATATAGCGGTATCTCATTTATCTCAAATCATTATAGATGAGTCTCATTTTAATTCTTTAATATATTGGATATAATTTTCTCATATATCCTCATGAGATAAAATATCATTTATCTTTAGGTATGTTGATTTTAAATCACTTGTATCAAAGATTGTTCTTATAGCCTTACGGTATATCTCTCATAATCCTCATGTATTGATTCATATAATATCTAAAACTTTATCTAGCGGTATTAATTCCTTTCAAGTGAATCATGCCTTATCCATAAAACTTTTTATCTGATTATTCATCATTTTAAAATTTGTGTTTCATTCTAATGTAGACATTAGATATGAAGCATTTTTACCATAATCAGCTCCAGTATTAGAGAATTCAGAAAATCATTTTTCTTGATAAAATTTCTGTCTTTTCTTTCCTGTTTTAGGATTTGTTTCAAAATAACTTTTTTGTTGTGTAACAAATGAATCTATATCTTTTTTAGTTAGATTAAATTCTGAAGAGAATGTTTCATCGAATAGATTATTTTTAAATAGTTCTACAAGTTTTTGTTCATCTTTAGGATTAACATAGAATGTTTTACTATTCATTGGATAAATATCAAAATCAGATACATATATATTTTTATTGTTTAAAAAATTAGTTAGTATCTTTTCTGGTTCTGCTGCTGTAGTAATATTAACTACTCAGTTAATTTGTGATACCATTGAATTGAAATGTTCTTTACCAATAAAATAGATCTTTTTAGAATCAATTGATGTAGATAATATTTTTTCTAATGAAGAAAATTCAACTTTAGGATTTGTTGTTTTTATCTCAACAAATCATTTTCATTGTCATACAATATAATCTCATGTTCTATTAGATGTAATATATACTATTGGGTGTTCTCAAATAATTTGAGCTGTTTTAATATCTTTTGTCATTACTTGATATGGTACAGTATTTGTAGATCAATCAAATGCTAATGTCCTTAATCATTTAACTGAAGATGGTAATTCAGAATATTTTACATTCTTTCAATTAACAACTACCATTTTTTTATTATGAAGATTATCAAATTTAGGAAATCTAAGATTCTTTAATTCCTCAGTAGTAAGAGATTCTTCAACGGCTTTAGCAGTAATCATAAAATCTTTTAATGTTTTAGTCTCTGCTGATACAAATCTTATATCTCTACTAGCATCTAAGAATTTTTTAAATTCATTAATTTTATCTAGTGGTAATCTTTTATCTGACAATATAAATGAATATAGTTTTTGACTATATCAATTCTTTACTTGTAATATAGATGAGTACATATCATTCTTATTTAATGTAGAATTTTTTATAGTATTTATAGATGTATTAAATTCTATAATCATTTGATCTATAGTTTTTTTACTATCTAACATTACTTTAGTAGCAGTACCTAGTTTAATATTTCATGTTCATATATTAGATAATTCTTCTACATATGCTCAGATAGTATTAAATACTTTTTCTTTTGATGCAGTTAGCACTGTATCTGATAAAATCTTATCCTGTATTGTTTTAATTAAAGCAGTATCATTAATTCAATATCAAAAAGTTAGTAGAGAATCTATTGCCTTTAATTGAGTATCTATATTTTCATCCCAATTTATGGTTTGTTTTAATACAGATATATCTGCTTCTTTATCTAATCAATAAATAAATCATCATATATTCTTTTTTATTTTAATAGCATCTCAATGCTTACCTTTTTTAGTGTTATTAACTATTGCAGTAGTAGTTTCTGTTATTAATTCATCTAATATAATAGGGTCTGCTTTTTGAGCTATAGCATCTAATCATTTAATATCATTAGCCATTTTTTCTATCTGTAATGCTCAAGCTGCTTGTTCAGCAATTGTTGCATTTGAATCAATAGAAACTATTTTTTGTAATACTTTATTAGAATTTTTAGCCTTACCCTTTTTTATAGTATCTTTTATTACAGTATTTACATCTGATTTTATAATCTCATCAGCAAAATGATCTACTCATTTTATATCATTTAAATAATCGGCTGCTTCATTTGGATTTAATATTTCAAGAGCTTTCATTATTTTATCTTCAGCTCTTTTAGTGTTCATTACTGCAAGGTCTAAAATATAATTACCTCATTCTTGTTTCTTCCATAACTTCCAAATATATGAATTCTTAATAGCATTAGATGTTATTGGTCATTCTAATTTAGATATTGTAGCTGGTAATAATAATGCCTGTATATAAGAAAATTGTGCTCAAGACAAATTCTTAATTCATGTTCATAATAAATTCTCAACACTTCTTGTAAGAAGTAATGGATTTATTTTATGCATATTATTCCACATTAATCAAGTTATTTCTGAAAGATCATATTTAGATGCTAATTCATTTACTCATAAATAATCTAATAGATTAGTATTATTATTCAGTTCTCATGAATTAATTTTTACATCAGATGATAGACTTTTAATTTTAGATAATAGTCAATCGTCTGCTTTTTCTTGTAATCTTTTAGATAGTTTATTAATCATTTGAGCTTTAGAAATTTCTTTTCAATTAATTTTATCAAAGAACATTCAATTATCTCTTGCTATAAATTCAGATATTACAGTTCATTTTGGTATATCAGTTTTAGTTGCAAGCTTATTAACTATAATATCATTATTAATTTTATCTACATACTTAATAAAATTTTCTCATTTTGGGATAGACAATACTTTTGTAGCATCTCAAGTAAGATATTGTAAAGTAAAATCCTTAGCAGTATTAAGAGTAGATAATTCTTCTTGAGTTAACTTTTTCTTATTAGTATCAGTTAAATTTTTAAAAGTTGATTGTACTGAATCAATTATATCTTCTTTATTTAATACTCATGATGTTAATGCATTTGATACAGTAGAACCATTCTTTTTATATTGTACCATTGTAGTAGTATCATTTAAAGAATCTTTTACTATTTGAGTATTAGCATCAGATAAATCTTTAACTTGGCTTTTAATTATATCTGGCGTAGCATTTGGTTGTTTTGATGTAGTAGCTGCGTGGTTCCATAAAGTATCTTCTAATAATGTTCATTCTCACTTTACTTGTCTACTAAATGAATCAGCTGTTTTAAGTTGAAAATCATTTATTTGTTTTTGTAATGCTGGAGATAAAGTTGTTATATCATGTTCTCATACAACTCAGTTAATACGTTCACTACCATATAATACTGTAGCTGTATTATGATCATTATCTTTTATAGCATTTAAAACATCTGTAGATATATATCATTGTGGTTCCATTTCAGCTTGTACTCAGAAAAGATTTCTCATAGCTTTTCATCAGTCATCTTTTACTGGAACATGTAACATTCAAATACCTATATTAATAGGTAGATTGAATGCTAGATTCTCTAATGAGTCTTGTTCATTGTTTCATCTTCACATAGCCATTTGAGCTGCTTGATCATAAATCAACATATCCTTAGCCATATCCCAAGCAATATTTATAGCTTTTCATCTTCATTTAAGATTTGCTATTGCTGGAATTTTTGCTAGTCATGCTTCTGGTACAACTACTGAAGCTATTAATGGAACTAATGTTGGTGCTCAATCAATTAATTCTTTAGACCAATATCATAGTTTTCACATAGCCTTTTCAAAAGTCCATGATGAATCTTTATATACATCTAAGTGAGCAAGCTCATCAGATATATCATGTGCTCACCATCATTTTTCTGCTACTTTTTCAATTCATTCTTTCATTAAAGAAGTTGCTGATGTTACATATGTTCATAAAAAATTTAAAGCATTCCATGCTTGTTTTGGATTCATGAATGCTAAATTTCAATCTCATGATGCTCATCATAAAAAATGTTCTCTTGAAGCATTGTTAGAATCCCACATTAATTGATTTCAAAAATTAGATATATTATTAACAGCATCTGGTAAATTATTAACTGCTATATCATATGCTGTTCATTGGTCTTTTCAATTATATATATTCTTAGCCCATTCTTTATATACTGTTTTTAAATTATTAGCAAAGTCACTATTTAATTTAGATAAATATTCATCCTTATTAAATGCAGAGTTGTTATAAGACATTTGTATATTATTATACATCTCTGAATAACTTGATGTATATTCATCTATACCTGCTTGTAACTGTTTTTGTTGCCATTTATCTGCTCAGTCAAATAAATCTTTAGTTTGTTCTTCTAATGATTTTTTAAAAGTAGAAACAGCTTCTTGTGCCTTTTTTTGGTCTATAGATAACTCTTCCTGCTTAGGTGTGTTTTCATCTAGATTAAAATAATCTTTTGAGATAACTCACTCATCTTCCATTTGTTTATATATTTGTTTCTGTACTACAGGATCTCTAACTATTTTTAAGTCTTCCTGATATTTATTATATTTATTAACGTTCTTAATTCATCTATCAGATATTTCATTAGTGAGAAATCCTTCTCCCCAATCTGTTAGTGAATGAACTGCTTGTGCTCAAAAGTCCCATACATCAGATGTGAGATCTTTTACTCATCAGAAAAAATCTCAGATTCATTCTAATGGATCAAAACGTAATCATTGGTCTTGATCTACTTGTTGTACTGGTACCTGTTTAGGTGTCGGTATTGATTTACCAGCATCAAATAAAGGAGCATTTCATTGCTCTATTGGTTGTGCGGCTTCATCGAATAGATTAGCTAAAGACATAAATTCATATGTGTTATGTTATAAAATACCCACCTATTATATATAGATGGGTATAATTGTAAAGTTTATTTTTAACTAAACTATAAGAAATGTTGTAACTCTTCTTTATATTCATAATATGATGTACGAGAAAGTGAACCATCTTTAAATAGTTTTTTTAATTCTATTAATGCTTCATCTACTAATATACAATCCTCAAATTGTTTCATATGTTCTAAGCTTTCTTTTGTTCATGTTACATAAGATTCTAATTCTTCTATGTAAAGATAATCCCAATCCCGATCTCAACGATCTCAGTTATAAAAGTATCCTATAAATCCCATTCATGATTCACAATGTTCATTAGAGATTAATGCATCTCAATCCTTTTCTCTTATGAATTTAAATAATGTTTGTAAGAATTCTGTAGGTGGAGCCCGAGGAGTTTCATAAAATAATGAATATGTTTTGTATCAATTAATATCTTCTATAATATTCATGGGTTCTTGATTTGTAATAAATTTTCAGTCTTCAAATTCTCATACATCCCATTTTACTCACCAAGCTTCTAATGCTTTATTATAATCCCATTCGCCTATATTAGCCACTTTATTAAAGTGTAAGTAATATTCTCCATCTTGTTTTGATAAAAATTCAGATGGTTCTACATTTGTAGTTATTTCTATTTGGTTAGAACACCAGTTTGGCATAGTTGTTGTTGTGTTAAATAATAATATTTTTAAAAGCCTTCAAATGGAAATACTTCCCGAAAAAGTTTTTGTGTCTCATCTTCAATTCATTCGTTAAAATCTTTTTCTTTTTTTGCTATATATTCATCTAAATCTAATCATGAATTTTCCCATTCTCTCATATATTTACATATTCTTATAGCCTTTCTATCATCAGTTATTGCACAGAAAACTGATGCCATAATTTCAGGAGTCATTTTAAAATTATTCATAATAAGTTTTAAATATATTAAAATAGTTTATCATCATAGAATTTGACATCTGTCATACTTCTATTTCTTTTGTATCAAGTACATCTCAGTCCGAATTACGGACTGACAATGTAACTATAAATGTTTCTCACATAGTTGTTGTTAGGTTAATTTATAATAATTGTTTCTTCTATTTCCTCAATTAGATCTTTATTTGTTTGACGTAAATCATCATTTTCTTTTTCTAATTGCTGATTTAATTTTTCGAGGTTTTCGATAGAGCTATTTCTAGCCCTTATCGCGTCCTCCATATTTTGTCAATCTTTTAAAGCATCTTTTGTTTCAGAAATAATTTGATTTACATATATATAGATGTCTTCTATATCAGAAGAATCAAATATACTTTGACAAAGTCATAGTATCTGTTCATGTTTATAACATATATATGTTCATCATATTCATTTTTTCATAGTCACTATAATTAATTATACATTTCATTCTCTGAAGTACTGAGAGAATTGACTTATTTTTCAGTAAAGTTCTTTATCTTTTTTACTATACTTAATAATGAGTTTATGATTCTGAAGATTAATTTTTCATTTATATTCTCTGAGAATAGATATTAAGTCTATTTGTTTTTCTCATAGAATTTCATTTGTAATTGGTACTTCAATAATTATATCTCATCAATCCATTGCATATTGTACTATACGGGGTGTTATTCTTCTTGTGATTACTATATCAGATAATAACGATGATAGTTCATCTCATTCAGTTGAAACCTCACCTAGGGTACTTAGATTCTCTTTTATGACATTAACTACTTTTTCAGGTGATACTACTTTAAATAGTATATTAACTGCTAAAGGGAATGCATATAAGACTAATTGTCTTCATGAGAATCATTCTAATGATAGAATATGTTCAGCCTTTTGATATGCCTCTAATATTTCTTCTTGAGTTACTTTGTATGCACTTGTAATTAAATGCTTTAAAAATGAAGATGGTCTAATTTTATATAAAGCCTTTTCGTTTCATAGCTTATCTGCCTCAAACATTGCACATACTACACATCTATTTACAACAGAATGCGAAGAGGGGAGCCTTTCTCAATCT